CTTTCCTGCTGGGCAAGACATAGAACCGCTAACGTCTACGATTGGCATGATGCTAGCATCTCCAACGTAGTTTGGCAAGCTGTCCCATTGTGCGATCACATGGTCAGTTTCTGTCTTGTCAAACTTTGCACGGTAGCTACCAATCACGCCCTTCAACACATCATGTGGGAAGATTGCAGAGGCGTTAACCTTAACAGTCTTATCACCACTTACCAACTTGGCAACATACTCAGCGAACGCTGGGCTGTGACGGTTGAAAGCCTTCTTGTAGATTCGAGAAGCTACAGAAGGAACGTGACTGAAGTTGATGTTGTCCCAATCTCCTGCACACATTTGGGTTTCAACAACCTTGGTCATTGTTACCAATGACTTACGGTATTGCTTTGGACTCATACCAAAGAATGCACGAATTTCTTGTGCAACCTTACCCTTACGTGGGGTCCACTTTGCCGCAAGGCCGTTACGTTCACGCAAGGCATCGCCAAGCATAGTGTATGCGGCCTTCTTCAACTCTGGAGTTTCAAAGGCAAAGATGTCATCCCAACGGCCCACTTCTGGAACCTTGCGAAGCATTGCAAAAGCCGCATCGATGTCGGTCTTTTCTAGGTGCTTCAAGATCGAACGGAACAATTCACGTTCGCCCGCACCGCCACGGACATCACGTGCCCATTGTACGATGCGTAGTGCAACATCACGGTCTTCTACGTAAGCCGCTGTGAAGGCGGGAATTACGTTCTTACCACGGCTTGCACCGATGTTATAAAACAAGTCAACAGTCGCCTTAGCGGTTGACTTACGTGCCTTCATACCGTTTGCGGTACGGGCTTCTTGGTTTGCTACTGCTGTTACAAATGCGTTCATTTTGATTACCTTTACAGAATGTATTTTTTTCAGATTATGGTTGAAAAGTTGAAGTTGCTGTTAACATTCTAAATTTAACAGGATGATCGTGCCAATTTGTTTAGTATTCTGGTCTGGCCAATTATAGCACCCAGACCCTAGCAACATTCATGTTGCCTATCTAAACTTGTTCTGCGTTAGAAACATAGAATGTCTTTCCATTCTGTCGTCTATTCCTTCGGCGTCTATTTCTAGAACAGTATTTCTACTGTGTCCTGCGACCACCTTCTATAGCAGTAAGTTCAGAGTATTTTTAAATTGCTGTAGTCATCCTAAAAGCATTTACAAGTTGCCTTGCTATGTATATATTATATACGAAACAAGGGGTTGTGTCAATACATTTTGGAATAAACAGGATAGTATTTTTTGGCTTTTTTTCAAGAAAAGATTTTTAATTTGCTGTTACTATCCTAAACTTGGAGCACAGGGTCAGATTTGAACTGACGGTTTTACGGATTTGCAATCCGTTCCCTTGGGCCGCTCGGGCACCTGTGCATATTGAATTTGTCGTGTTACCAGTTACACTACCGTAGACTGCCTTCACGCACTAGTTACGCTAGTGGCTTGGCTTGATCTACAGGCTGGGTTCGAACCAGCGATTACAAAATATGGCGGAGAGTATAGGATTCGAACCTATGCGCCCCTTTCGGGACGACGGTTTAGCAAACCGTTGCCTTAACCACTCGGCCAACTCTCCATTGTTTTATTATATAGTCAACGTCGGTTAACGTCAACCGGTATTTGGCGGAAGCGGTGAGATTCGAACTCACGGTGCCTTTCGACACGACAGTTTTCAAGACTGTTGCCATAAGCCAGACTCGGCCACACTTCCTAATTTGAAAAACCCTCTAAGAGATAGAGGGGGTGTTATTCGTACTCGTAGTTAACGGTATCTGAATTTTGTCTAAAGACTTTAGCACCGTTCTTTGTATGGAATCGGCGAGCTAGTTCTGTTGTAGGACTTAAAGTAACGAACCTTGTGATATGATCGTAAGTATCTTGGATATACTGCTTTGCTTCTCCAATTAAACTTCGTCCACCACCGCCTGCATAACTCCAAATAGTATAAAAAATTGCTGTATTCGGAGCAATAGCTTCTGTTAGCAATTCTTCTACTGAGCTTGGAATGCTGTCGCAGAACGCAACACAGACCATAGCAAGCGGGTTTTGATTTTCGTCAACAAGAGTAAGTACTTCTCTATTCTTTGACACACGCCAGTCTGCCGGAATTTCCGGTCTTACAGGGTCGTCCTTAATGAACTTAATCATTGGATCATCGTTTGTTCTAATAACGTGTAACATTTTATCCCCTTGGCATTATATAGGTATTTATTAAAATGCTTAATTTTATGGCAAATGACGGCTAGGTTAGACCATGCCAAATTTCTTTGAATCCTTCTTCGTTGGTAGGATATTCAAAATTATCAATCATTCCTTGTACAACTTCCCAAGGAATCGGTTGGTCTACACGATTGGCCAAACGTTCCTTTAATACTGATATCTCCGGAGTTTGGAATACCACAGCAATGTGCCAATAGTCCGGAAGCATATTGAACTTACGAGCACGGCTTTTAACAGTAGTACTGGTTTGATCCCAAAGTACATCACGACCGGCTTCCCTAGCGGCCACAACTTCTTTGGCCATTAGTTCAACTGCCGTGGGCATGTATTCTTTAAATACTTCCCCGTATGTCTTGCCTTGCTCTTTGGCATAGACATGCACATGATAATCAGTGCTTACATACTCCATGCCTTCGGTCCATACTTGACTCTTAAGCCAAGTAGTTTTACCTGCGGCAGGCACTCCAATAAGTTGATAACATTTAGGCATTAGATATCACCTTCTTGCTCGTCATAAGTCCAACCAAGTACCCGCATCATTTTGTGTTTGACTAACAGATTAGGTGCCCGAAACCGCTCGCAATCATCGAAGCCCATCATAACACCGACTTCTGCTACTGCACCGCTACGGCAAATGCCTGCATGACAATGCACAACTACATTCATACGATTCTCTTGTGCGTGTTGCAACAAGCGGACAAGCTCTGCGGCCTGTTCATTTGTAATAGCAAACTCGCTCAAATCAACCACACGGCCTATTACCTCAGCCTCTCCATCTTCTTCAATGTCCAAAAAAGTAAACTGATGTACTTCTTTGAATTGATGTTTTGGAGTAGGGAATGCCATGTCGTGATCCGAAATTTGGATCAGCATACTGTTAGGACCACATGCGTGATGATGACCTTTAGCTACATTTTCTAACGGAATATTTTCAATCCACGGCATCGCGATCTCCTTAAAATTATAGTATAACACAGGTTTTACCTCATGTCAACACTTTTGGTAGAAGCGGTCGGACTCGAACCGACGATAGTCACCGTATGAAGGTGGTGCATTAGCCACTATGCTACGCTTCTATTATTTGGCGACCCGGGAAGGATTTGAACCTCCGACATTTGGTTTTGGAGACCAACGTTCTGCCAGACTGAACTACCGAGCCATTAAATGGTACCAGCGGAGGGAATCGAACCCTCTCAAGAACGCTAATCTGGCGCTAAAAGGTTTATAAAACCTCTCTGACTACCAAGTCTCGCTGGCATAAACTACTATGGTACCCTACCCCCGACTCGAACGGGGAACACACTCCTTTTGAGAGAGCCGCGTCTACCAATTGCGCCAGTAGGGTATAAAATTGTTTGGTGCTACCTCCAGGAATCGAACCTGGTTCAACGGTTCTTCAGACCGCCGCTATGACCACATCAGCTAAAGTAGCATGTTTGGGGTGCCTTACCGGTATCGATCCGGTACTACCGCTTTCACAGAGCAGGGTGCAGGCCACTACACTAAAGACACCATAGAAAAGGCGGGTGCCCGGCTATCTTGTTGTTAGCAAGTCTCACCGGATTGTCTCGAACACAAGAGTTTATACTACCTTATAGTCGTCTGCGGTGTCACATGGCCGACCAAAACCATGCTAGACTATACGGGACTCAATTGTGCCGTCTATCCCAAAAATTGGTGCCCCAGGAAGGAATCGAACCTCCACACCCTGATTACAAAACAGGACCTCTACCACTAAGGATACAAGGGCAAATAAAACAGGATACTTATTTTTCAATTAACAGTTGAATTTAATTGGTTGCTGTTCGTATCCTAAACTTGGTTCCCAGAACAAGAATCGAACTTGTAATGACCGGTTATCAGCCGATTGTTA